ACCACTGGCAAACAAATCAGATACAGAATTGATCCTCACCATCTTATCATTACCCCTAGACGGCGTAAACTCTTGAACAGGAATGCCCATCGCCCTTAATTCAAAAATAAGCGGCGCTCCTGAAGCCTTAGCCTCAACGATAAACGCATCTGGCTCCCACTCTTTATAGTGATTAAAAGCTTTTTCTTTCAGCTCTGGAAACTCCATGCGCCTCTTAAAAGCATCTAACAAAATAATATTCGCATCATTGGGGTTTTCGTTTAGAAAGAACACACCCCAAGTTGTACACGCTGAATAGTCAGACCGTTCGTTTTTAGTAAACGCCGTATCCCAAGACTGAATCAGAAACTCACACTTCGGTGGGTCTTCGTCTGTCCACTCTTTCCACCATTCCCGTTTAACAATCGCGCCCTGTTCAGACGTCGGGCTCTGCTGGTACTGGGCATTCCACTTAGATGCGGGAAGTTCAGACTGAAGAGCTTCTAATTCTTCTAAACTCCAAAACTCTGGCCATAACGGTTTTCCTGAAGGCAAAATTGCAGGAAAATCAATCACCTCCCAATCATCATTACCTTCTCTGTCAATAGAAGACCGTAAGATCCGGCCGGTCAAGTCTCTCTTGGCCCAGCGTGTCATCACGACAATGATCGCACCTCCAGGCTGAAGACGCTGGCGCGGGCCAGATGTGTACCACTCATAGACTTTATCAAAGACAGAAGAATCTCCGGCGGCAAGGGCGGCTTCTTGTTCGGAATGGGGATCGTCAATGATCAGTAGATCAGCACCCTTACCCGTCACAGTACCTCCAACACCAATCGCAAAATACTCTCCGTTTTTATTCGTAGACCAACGGCCAGCTGCTTTGCTGTCAGACCTTAAATTAACATTGGGAAATATCTTTGAGAACGGCTCACTGGCCACCAAGTTACGAACCTTACGGCCAAAGCCAACTGCAAGTTCAGCGGTGTTCGAACACTGGATAATCTTTTTACTAGGATCTCTCCCCAAGAACCAAGCCGGCAGCATATAACTGGCGAACTCTGACTTTGTATGGCGGGGAGGCATATTAATGATCAGGCGCTTAATCTTTCCCGTGGCAATCTCTTCAAACTTACGCGCCATTACTTTATGGTGGCGTCCGTCAATAAAGCCTGGCCACATGGCATGGGCAAACTTAATGAAATTGTCAAAAGCTTCTTCTCGTTGTTGGCTGGCTTCTAATGCGTCAAGGTCATCTAGGTAAGAGGCTTGTTCGTTAGAAGGCATCTGGAAGAATGTCTCTGCGGCTTCGACAGCTTCTTCTTTGGGAAGATTAAGAGCAAACATCACGCGCCTTACAAACAGGTCGCGCTCCTCTTGCATCTCAAGCTCTTGTTTTTTATTCAGGATTTTCAAGGAAGATTCCTTAAGCTAATGTAGGAAGGTCTAACACTACGGGCAGAGTTCTTCGCGCGCCTGCATATCCCAAGATCGCACAGCTTTTTCACCACCCTGTGAACATTCCCGCGCCCCTTGTCCCCAGTATGAAACATGATGTCATCTATAGAAGGCCCATACCCAAAGTTCCTCCAATACTCATCTATCACAAGAAACACAGTCCTCTGCTTCTCAGTCATACACGCCCCTATACACGCCTCTAATGTTTTCTGAATCATTTTGTAAGTTTCATCGAAGGTTCACTATTCCATTGGAATAGTGGGATCTTGTTGGAATAGTCAAAAAATATACCCCCCACCCATTTTTGTATAGGAAACACATAGGGGGGTCATTCCTTATTAAAGTCATGGATGAGGTCGCCAGAATTTGCATGGGGTACCCCCTCGATTTCTGATGGTGATTGAATGAGTGGAACAGTATGTGAAGGCGCCCCTGCCGCGTACGGGCCTTCAAGGGCGTCCACCCCTCCGGTGGGTTGTGCCTGTGCCGGTTTTGTGATGGCGTCCCCCTTGATTTCCTGAAGCAGCTCAAGTGCATCACTGGCCGCGGCCCCAGCTGGTGAGCGCGCCTGTATGCGTTCGAGCAATCGGGTTCGAATATCGGCGCTCTTATGCACGATAGTGGATTCTTTTCGCTCAAGGAAAGCGCCCACCTCGAATAGGTTTCCGATAAGCTGCAATGCTTTCATGCGCTGGGCCGGTGGGAAGTCTTCATTCAATGAGTGTTCAACCAGCTGTTGTACGAGCAAAGCCTTCAATTGTCCGGGGGTTCGATGTTTCTCCGCTTCTATTGCCAGCTTATAGGCCTCGATCTCTCTCTGGATCCTCCCATCGCGTGCAAGCTCATATGGCTTACTGGCCAATGTACGCTTAGTTGCGTCTGGGTTATATGCTTTCCTGTATGCGTTAGCCTTAGTCTCACCCAGTGCCACAGCATGAGCAAATGCTTTCATCTTCCCTGTGATCTTGGGTTCTTTCCCCTCCCCTGAACTCAATAGGGTTTCAATAGGAACCTGAGCAAGGCCGGCTTTTATCTGCGCGCGCGTTAACTTTTGAGGCATGGTGTTTTTGTGGGTACAAAATAAGAATGAACCGAAGATAACAAAAGCAGCAACCCAATGCAAACCACCACGGCCACCAGCTGGGCCCACACAATCCCCTCGTGTTTTGCCCTGGTGATGTTGGCCACTACACCAACACCACACCCAGCCGATCAAAGGCCAAGGGAAACCGCGCGAAAAAATATTTTCATTTACTGTAAAAAAACCCCTTGACAATGCAACACATGAATTGATATAAAAGCACCTCTTGCATTTTTATTTGTTCTTTTAAAGGAGATCCACCCAGTGAAACCGCTTTATCTAATCGCCTGCAGTAATGCAAAGCTGGCCCACAGTGCACCAGCTGGCCAACTCTACACCGGCCAAGCCTTCAAGCTGGCCACCGCGGCCGCCGAGCGCGCCGGTGCTGATGTGATCATTCTGAGCGCCTTACATGGTGCAGTTAACCCAGCGCGAGAGCTGCAACCATATAACCGCGCATTGGCCGCGATGAACCGCCAACAGCGCAAGGTATGGGCCGGAATGACAGCCCAGCAATTGCAACAGCACAAAGGCCGGCCCGTGACAGTTCTGGCCGGTAAACACTACGCCGCCGCCGTTGAAGGCTGGCCCAATGTATCCCGACCCCTCGCCGGCTTAGGCATTGGCCAACAGCTGGCCGCCCTTAAATCTTTAAACACCTGAAAGGCCAAACCATGAAAAGCAAACTAGACCGAATTTTTTATATTTATTCAGAAGCTAGCGTATGCGTGCTAATGCTCTCCGGTGCAATCGTAGAGCTGGCCTGCTGGGCTTACCTACCTGAACCGATTAGCTGGCTTCCAGCGGCCGCCGTTCTTTTCTTTATGGCCGCCGCCGTGAATTCCGTTCTCTACATTTACCGGGCCGAATCATGCAAGAAATGAAACACCACCGCCACCGCCAGACCTACAGCCCAGCGGCCGAGAGGGCCGAGGCCCGCGCAACAGCTGGGGCCGATCTGGTGGCCATTCTCTTATTCTCCGGCGCCCTCACAGTGGCCGCGCTGGCTTACTTCGACATTTTGACAAGGGGCTTTTAATCATGGGATGGACATCATTTGAAATTAGCACCACTTCAACAACCGATGAAGTGCTACGCCGTGAATTTACTCAGGCCGGCACCGATGGCGCCCGCTGGGAAATAACCGACAGCGCAACAGCTGGGGCAACATGGTACGCGATCAGCAAACGCACAGACCCAACAGGGGCCGCGCATTATTCTGGCCTTGTCTGTTTTACCGAACGCAAAACCAACAAGGCCGCCGGCACAACTGAATTTTTTTATAAAGACATGAGCGAAGATTGCGGGCCCTACGCCTACGATTGCCCGGCCCGCATTTTGAACCAGCTGGACAAGCTGGCGCCAAACCCCAGCGAATACGCGCTCAAGTGGCGCGAATCATGCCGCGAACACGCCGCCACCAAACGCGCCAAGGCCAAGGCCCGCGCACAACAAAAGGCCGAGACACTGGCCAAGCTTGAAAAATT